GTCACTTCCTACTACCATAACGAGAGTAGTGTATTTTTTCTTATACAATTCAGCAGCAATATTCAATGCAGTCTTACCAGAACTTGCAATGATGTTCTTCTTGAATTTTGGGAACATCTTCTTCATGTATTTAATTTTTGTGGCCTGGTTCAAAGGATTCTTCTTCGGATCTTGTGAATGACTTGGATATACAAAGAAGTCTCCACCTCTCGTTCTGGCAACTGATTGCACTGCAGTTATCAGTTTTTCGTGACCGACTGTAGGTGGATTGAATCTCCCAAAGGTGAAAACTACTGTATCACCCTTCTTTTCTGTTACAAATTTCTTGTACGTTTTCATTTGTCCCAAGCCTTCGCTGCTGTGAAGTTCTGATGTGCAAATTCAAGTCTATCTACCAACTTGACTGCCTTTCCTAGTTTGTCTATTGCCACAAAACCCTCTGGTTGTGTGACTTTATACCCCTTGTCTGTACGGACAAAAGTATCCATAACACCTTTTGATTTCTCCAATTTACGGATGATCATATCTTTTGCACTCACTAATAGATTCTGCATGTCAAATATTTTGACCATCTGACCAGCATTTGATCTAAAATATTTCATCAGTCTATCCATGTTCTGTTGTTTGACTGCTTTGTTTTGTGGTCTTTTGACCTTATCTACTTCTTTCCTTTTCTTGTCGTAGATATACTCAATCAGTCCTTTTGTGTGCATCCTTGTGTTCGTGATCTTTTCTCCCGCCCTGACTTTGGTATTGTTATATGTCTTGATAAGTATCTTAATTTCCTCATCTTCAGCCACCATTTGTAATAGGTTGGAGTCCAACTTACGGAAAGTCTTACCTGCCTCTGATAGGATTTTTGTTATTGCTTCTGTTTCTTTTTGGTTGAAGTTGATGGTTCCAGAAGTGTCTTTGTAGTCTGCGTTTGAGAACCATACTCCAGCATTCCTATCCAACCCTCTAAGGTTGACAGTGAAGGAAGCGGACATATCTTCCATCGTTTTCCCAGAATAAGTAGTGTGAAAAACGATCCCCATAGTTGAAGATAGTATCCGTCCCGCACTTTCCATTGGAACTGCGTAAACGATTGTGTTTGGTTGGAAAGTTATGTATTCCTTTCCGTCTATCCTTTTCTTTTCTAGGTCATCCTGAGTGAACATCATGTCACCTTGAATGACATCTTTAATACCTAACTTTGACAGTTCAGTGAGTGCTACCTTTAATTTTTGGTTAAGACCAGTGCCGGGATGATTTCGGTCAATGTCATCTATTGTGTAATTGATCTTCGCGTTCTTATTGAATACGCCTTTAGTACCCACAAAGAACTGACCATTCTCAGGGTTAATACCCGCGAAAATAGCTGGGGCGCCGTCCCACTTAACAGTCACATTCACACTGGATTTGGAAGATCCAGCCAACATATCTCGTAGGGACTGAAGGAAGTTTATTGCTCCCCTTGTTCCTACTACACCATTATTTAGAACCTCATCTTCTAAGTGTTCTAGGTGTAAATTTTTTGCCTCTGTAAGAAAACCATCAAAGGTTAGCACGTGCTATTCTCCTTACGGCCTCGGCCATTGATTCTCTTTGTTCTTTTTGATTTTCGTAAGTATCCTTGTTTGCCTTTGCCAAAGTTTCCGCAAAATCTTTGTCCATGTTCATTTCAAACTTTATATTTGGTGAACCATAACCAATCCCATCTTGTCTAATTGTAATTGTTGCAATTCTTAATAAATTTCCTTCTGGACCACCTTTATATGCAAGTTTTGGTGGATTTACAGAATCATCAACCACAAGATCCTCTTTAATATCATCAAAATTATCAGTTCCAAATATTTTCTTCATAGTTAAAGGATCTAAACTATTAGGACCAATTGCCATGGTTTCTTCTTGGTCTGCAACCGCCTTTAAAGGAAATTCTTCTGAGATGGCTTTTAACATCCCTTCTCTTAAAGGGTTTGGTGGTGGATTTGCAATTTCTCTAGTGGCATTATCACAATAGTCTCTTACATCTTTAATATGTTCTTGTACTGCCAACTGCTCTTTGGTTGGTGGATCTGAAAGTAATACTTTTCCTTTATTTGGTCCAGTTTCTTGATAACCAAACTCTGGGGCACCAGCCATCATATTCATAGCCATGAATGCCGCTTTCTTTTTATGTCTGGTATTTCCTGAACCACTTGTTGGATCTAAAACCTGTTCGATTTTAAATTTCTTTTTAGCCATATAAGACTTGAGAGGTTCTTTTTTTGCCATCTCTCTGACTTTATCTGGGTCTTTAGCTTTTAATCTATTTTCTTCTTTAGTGGCCAACACTTGTGGGTCTAACTCTTTTGGCACTTTTCCATCTAACCATTCCTTGAATGCCCCAGTTGTTTTGTTTATGAAATTAATTCTATCATCCTTTTTCAAAGATGGTTCATGCATGACTATTGAACCATCTGGTTTTTGTACTTTTGCATACATATCAGTTGAAAAACCTTTGGCTTCATTATATTTTCCTTTCCATCCCAGGGCTTCCACATCTGCCTCAACATCCCATCCAGTATTGAGTATTTTAGATCCCTTACCATACATACCCTCAACTTGTCTTTCTATTGCCAATCTATTATTGTCTGCAGCTTCAATCCATGATTTATCAATAATTCTTTTCTTTGGATTTTTCAATTTTTCATTTCCTGGCTGTTTTATCAATGCAGATTCATATTCTAATAGACTATTCTTCACATTATCCCACTCTTCTTTATCCATTCCAGTCGCCATTAGAGACAATATTTCTCCAGCTTGAGATCCTGCTTGACCTGCGCCAACACCTTTTATAAAATCTTGGGTAATTGGTTTTTCACCACTTTTTGTTGTATTCATCATTCTCTCTATGGCCTTCAAATATTTCTTTGGAAATTTTCTACTTTTAATTTCTGGCATTTTGAATGGAGGCGGAGGAACTGGATTTGCCAATCCTTTGGGTGGTTCATATTTTTCATCTGATGGATCTATGTCTTCCGTAAAAGTTGGAGAGTTTGATGTATCCACATCATCGAGTGATTTATCTTTATCCCCTTTATATCCTGTTGTTCCTGTCTTTGACTTTTCCTTTGGTTTGTCTTTTGGAGTATCCTTAGTGGTAACATATGCTTTAGTCTTATCTATATCTTGAAATGTTTTAGGATTTCCAGATTGATTTACTCCCCTAAAACCCCCATCCCTAGTTTTCCAAATATCCCCCGGCTTTGGATTTTGTGGTCTTTCTTCTGATAATCTCAAAGATTCTAATATTTGTCTATAAGTGCCCATTCTAACTCCAAAAAAAGTTACAAGTACCTACAATATTTATAATCAAACAGCCCTGGGTGGCTCTGGTTCGTTATCTTTACTAATCTTTTCGGCAGTTTCTATGAATACATCTGGGGATAGGTCATGCCAACCATTAGTAACACCTTCAACCATCTGTTCGCCGAAGATGTTACCAAACTGGTCTTCCATGATATAGACAGGATCTTTTTGTGTGTGGAATTTATCTGTGAGTAGGATACAATGAACCATTACACCTAACTCTGGATAGATGTAGTATTTTCCTGGCTCAAAGGTCAGAGGGGGGAAAAATTGTTTCTTCTTTTCTTTCTTTTCTTTTCTATACGTTGATAGATCGACTACATTAGACATCTTCTGGTTCACCAGTAATTTTCAAAGGATAATCATTTTCTCGGGCCAATTCCATGACCTCATGTACTTTCTGTTCTGCAATCTGGTAGTCATAGATACCTGCAACTGCAGCACCCAATTTGTGTATCTCCATCATAGTAGAGTTTGCATCAACCTCACTCTTGTTGAAGTATGCCTGAAGAGTCCAAACCACAAATTCCATAGGAGTAAAGTCATCGTTGTGATAAATGACTTTGAATTTCCTTGGTGGTTTTGGTGGTTGTCTTTTCTTTTTGGGTGGCCGATCTATGACATCTGCACCACCCTTTGAACCCATCTTTTCCATTATGGAATCAAGTTATCCGTATTAATGGTTAGTTTTTCTGGAGCTCCAGCCAATGGTTTTGGTGGGGCTTGTTGCTGCTGCTGTTGTTGTGCCATTTGTTGTTGTTTTTCAAACTCATGTTTTGCAATGAAATCAGCATTAAATGAAACACTCCTTCTTTCTTGATCATCTTCTGTCTTGAATGGATATACACAATGTTGAAGATGAGCAGGAAATATGAAGAAATCACCCACTTTTGGTTTGTGTTTGACAATATTACGAGTCAATCTTGCATTCTGGTGACCTGCCCCAATAAACATAATACAACCATCATCGTCACGTTCTGGTTTTGTAGATGGTAAAAACTCAGGCACTTTCAAGTACATCACTGTAGAGAGTGAACACTCTGTATGAATATGAATTGGATTGTATTCACCTTCCCATTGACTTACAACCCATGCACTTTTCATCTGTGTCAACCATTCTATGTCTTTAACTTTATCATAATCTGTCTGAGTGGCCTGTTGTCTACTACAAGCTTTTACATACTCCCCTACACAATTCATGAGCCAATTGAATATGTTTCCACCCTTACCAATCTCATATTTCATCATCGTTTCATGAGGAATCAGAGGTTCATCCGCAATCTGACCAGCAAGATTATCTCCCCAATTTTTACGATCTGGATCTTGAAGAATCTGTTCAGTGATGTCGAGCATCCCATCAAGAACTTCATCTGACAATTTTGTTTTCATCAAAACATCAGACCAAGGTTGTATAAATTCTACCTCAATAGATTGTTGGTCAATTCCTTGTTTTTTCTTGGCTCTTTGTTCGGCCCTTCTTTGTGCTCTATTCATAATCAAACCCTGTGAAATCACGTTTTTTAAATTTACCACCAGTTGCTACATCAAAAGATGGTGTGTCATCTTCCTGACCATTATCAACCAACTCATCTTGAGCAGATTGGTCTACATCAAAAAGTCTCATTTTGGCTCTATCTATACCCACAACAAATTTCTTATTTACAGTTGGATCATTATATCTATTCTTCAATTGTTTGACCATTATCTGTCCGAGTTCTTCCATCTGTTCAGTAGATATAATCGCAAACATAAGATCCGCCGTAGCAGGAAGTCCGAAAGACTCGCTAGTATCTTCCAGACCAACATCAGTATTGGAATATCCAGATCGTGTCGTTTGAGTTGCCGATACGATTGGGATCTTATTTTCCACAGCCAATCCACGCAACTCTTCAGCAATGGATTTGATATATGTGTAAGAGTTGACATTTGCTCCTGTCCTTATTCTTGAAGATGCACAAATATTAATGTAATCCACAAAAATAATATCTGGAACGAATGATCTCTTCAAGTTCAACTCATTCAACAATGCACGAAAATGGTTTACATTTGCTGATGCCGTTGGATATTCCTTAACTATCAGTTTACCCTTTGTTGTTTTCCTTAAATTATTTATTTTCCTATCATAAAGGTCTTTTGGTAATGCATGTAGATCATCTACTGCAACATCAAGCATATTTGCATCAATTCTCTCTGCAATTTTCTCTTCTGCCATCTCCAATGTAATATAAAGTACATTTTGATTCTGAGATAGACAAGACGATGCAACATGACACATGAATAAGGATTTACCTACACCAGTTCCTGCAAGACAAATATTTAATGTTTTTTGTGGGAGTCCACCCTTTGTGATCTTGTTGAAGTAGTCCAAGTCGAATGGAATCCTCTCTTCCACACGATGGTAGAAATCGAAACGATCATCACTATCGTCAAGATAATCGTGACCCACATGAGGATCAAAACTGACGCTAAGGGCATCAGAAAGAATCTCAGGAATAGCTCCTTTATCTTGATCAGACTTTGGATTATCCAAAATACCGATTGACTCAACCACTGCATTATAGATTGCCTTGTCTTGACAAAACTTTTCTGTCTTATCGAGTAACCAGTTGAGGTCTGTGTAATCTTCTGCATCTGTTTGAATATCTTTGAGAAGTTGAATAGATTCATTGTACTCTTCCTCATTCATTTTAACTTCAGACATTTCGATCTGAAGGGCCTCTTCTGAGGGGAGTGAATTATATTTGTTTACAAACTCATGTACAGTACTGAAAAGATTCTTGTCTGCATTCTCTGTGAAGTAATCTTGTTTTAGAAATGGTAGAACTTTTCTAGTGTATTCTTCATTCTGTATTAGATTCTTCAGTATTGCTGCTTCTGTTCTCATTCTCTGCGGCTTCCCATAAAAGTTCGATTAGTGATTCACCAAGTTTTTTCTCAAAAATTCTACCCTGTTCATCTGTAATATCATCTGAAATATTTGAAGGTGCATGTAATATATCATATTGATAATCACAATCAAGTGAACCATCTTCGTTCAGTTTTGTGTACGTTTGAAAATTTTTGAATTTTACTATGACATGACAAAACGGACCTTCGATTATTTGAATACAAAGGCCCTTGTCTTCTGGATCTTCTGGATTGGAACAAACGTGAAACCAGTTATCCTTCAACTTCTTCGGTGGTATCTTCGGCCTCC